ACATCCCGATTGAGGCGACCTCGCAGACCTACTTTGCACAGTCCGCTCATGACATGGCCGCCGTTAACGAAGATGAACCGACCATCGGTCAGGCAACCGCCACCGTGTTCGATTTCACTAAGTTGGTCAAGGTATCAGAAGACCTGTTGGAAGATTCAGCCGCGAACCTCAACCAGTTCCTGGCGAACTCGTTTGGTCGCTGGATGGCTATGACCGAGAACCGCAACTCCCTTATCGGTGCAGGCACAACCTACCCGCAGGGCGTTACCGTTGGCGGAACTGCCGCCTTGACCTTTGACGACACCAACAGCATTGCTGCCGCTGAAATCCCGGAACTGTACCACAAGTTGGCCGGTCAGTACCGCGACAACGCCGTTTGGACTATGAACGACGACACACTCGGAATGTTACGCGGGCTGACTTCATCGAGCGTGTTCACCTTCGGCGCGCACGAGATCAATGAAGAATCCATCATGGGCAAACGGGTATTTACCTCAACCTACATGCCGAAATACACCACCACCAAATACAAGGCAATCGTATTCGGTGATTGGAGCATGTACGCGCTGGTAGAGCGCAAGGGGCTGGTAATCCGGCGCTTGAATGAACTGTACGCGGGCAACCGTCAGGTTGGCTTGCTTGCCGTGTTCCGACACGGCGGAGTAGTCCTGCAATCCGAAGCGTTTGCAATCGGCGCAATGGCGTAACCTTTTAGGCAGATATGGGGAGGGTGTGACAGCCCTCCCCGAAGGAAACTATGAAAATAAGAATCTTGCAGAACTTCAACGGACTGGTGGATGGAAAATCTATCCGCTTCAAGGAAGGTCAAGAGGTTGAACTGACTGACCCCGACGCGCTGGATAACTTCCTACGCGGTGGGTACGCCGAACTCTTGAAACCAGCCGTGAAAGTAATTGAAAAACCAGCGCACGCGAAGGGTATCAAGGTGAAATAATGACCATCACTAACGGATATGCTACGCTTGCGACCATAAAGAACGCGCTTGGTGTTCCTCTTGATAACCAGGAAGATGATGGCTATCTCGAGGCTACCATTGAGGCTGTTAGCCGGATGATTGACGATTTCACTGCACGGCGATTCTACGCCACCACCGAGACGCGCTATTATCACGCCGATAATACCGACCTGGTGTACGTCGACGATTTGCTGATCGTCACGACCCTAAAGACAGACGATGATGGAGACGGGACGTTTGAGACAACCTGGACTACCAGCGATTACCAGTTGAAGCCCGATAACGCTGCCTTGAATGCACACCCGTACACCTGGATTGAGACGAGCGGCTATGGCAATTATTCATTCCCGGTCAACGTCAAGAAGGGCATTGAGATTGCCGGGTCGTTTGGATTCTGTACAGCCGCGAACCTGCCAAAACCGGTGGCAGAGGCATGCAAACTTCAGAGCATCCGGCTGTTCAAACGCAAGGACGCGCCGTTTGGAGTACTCGCCGGCGGCGAGATGCAGCAGAGTGTGACGATTCCAGACCTTGACCCTGACTTGAAAATGCTACTGAGTCCGTATGTGAAGAGGGTGTGATGACGATACAGGACGTGATCGAACGCATGGCTGTAAAAATCGAGACTGTGACCGGTATCAAGGGTGCGTCTGAATACCTTCCAGAAGCGCTGCCGACCACTGAGAACTGGGTGATCCTCTATCCAGGCGAGACTCAATTCATTGGCGGTGATCCAGCAGGTTACATGACCGCACTTTATTCTGTGGTAATAGAGATTCACACTCCACGGGTGAGCCTGCCGCACGCTATAGAACGCCTGATGCCGTTCTTCGATGCCATCCCTAACGCGCTTTACGATGACCTGTTCGATGGCTACATGGGCGGGACAGTAAGCACCATCGGAGACATTACCAGCACTGGATTGGTGAGCCTGAACTACGCCGGAATTGACACGATTGCGTTCAGGTACGTTGTGAACGGAATCAAAATTCAAACTGCGGTCTCATAAGGAGAAAATGACAACCGAGAAGAACGTCCTCAATCAATACCCGATCATGAGCTGGCCATTTCCGCGCATTCTGGTGGCGTTCCTGCTGGAGCGCACCATCAGTTATGCCGACCTCGTGTTTCCCTCCGTTGTGCAAATCGCCGCGCAGGGGCCGGTAATCCTCAACATGCCGTATATGCGTACCGATTTGGCGCGCAACCGGGCAAGCATGGAACTCTTGAAGACAGACTTCACCCACCTCCTCATGCTCGACATTGACCACGTACACCCGACAGACATTATCCAAAGGCTGGCGCGGTGGGTGCTGAAAGACCCGAAGAAGTATCAAGTCGTGGGTGGGCTGAATTACAGGCGTTCAGAGCCTTACGACCCGTGCGCGTACAAGATCGGCTCGGACGGCTCGATGTACACGATCGCGTGGGACAAGGAAGACGAGATTCTGGAAGTTGACCGGCTGGGGACGGGTAGCATCCTCATAGCGCGTGAAGTATTAGAGACCATCCCGCCCCCCTGGTTCGTGAATGATTACTCGCAAGCGTGGCGTGACGCGTGGCCTGGTGAAGACATTGGGTTCAACAAGAAGTGTCAGGAGAGCGGCATCAAGATGTGGGTAGATTTGACCGTGACCAGCCCGCACATTACTCCGGCAATCATCGACGGCAGCACATGGCAGGTGTGGCGTGACAAGCATCCTGAAATGATGATCAGCGAGGATGAAGCCCATGCTTAGCATAATCATCGTTGGAATCAACGGCTGGGAAGAGTACACGCGACCATTGATTGCGGACATTTGGACGCACGAGCCGGATGCCGATATTATTTGCATTGATAACGCGAGTGATACGCCTTACCCAACGGCGCCGCATGTTCACAGGCTTGATGAGCGGGTGTGTTATGCCGGAGCGATCAACCATGGCATAGGATTGGCACAAGGCGATTGGCTGCTGGTGCTGAATAACGACGTGCGATGCAACGGTAAATTCTTGCACCTGGTAGAGGCGTTGGACAAAAATGCCATTTACGGCATGACTTTATACAGCGAGCCGGAATTTGACTGGCTGTCCAGCTGGATATTCGCCATGCACAAAAGCGTGTTCGAAAAAGTAGGATTGTTCGACATAAGTTTTGAGGTATGCTCTTATGAGGACGTTGATTATTGCTATCGGGCTAAAAAAGGAGGAATCCAAACGAAGAGAATGAATTTGCCGTTCATACACCTTGACGGTAAGACGCGCTGGGGATTACCTCAATACGAAGAAACGAGGCAGGCGAATATCAAGCGGTTCCAAGCAAAATGGGGTATCCAGCTTCAAACGAGGGCATACCATGAATAGACTCGGCATTATTCCGGCAGCAGGCAAGGGCGCGCGTTTTGGCGGATTATACAAGGAGCTTCTGCCAATTGGCGATGGTCAAACGCTGTTATCACGGGCTGTAGATACGCTTGAAATGGTGCCCGTTGACAGCACGCTGGTAATCACCAGCCAGTGGAAAATAAACGTGCATTCCGCAGCATTGAATAACCGCAATGTGTTCTACACAGTACAGAACGATTATTCACAAGATTTATGGGGTGCGATCCTACAGTCGTTTACCATTGACGCAGACTGGTACTACTTCATCATGCCGGATACGTTGACAGAGCAGGGGCGCTTTCCGGCTGAACCAGACCACGAGTTTATGCTCGGGCTATTTGAGACAGCTGAACCGCAGGATTACGGCGTGCTGATAGGCGACCAGTTGATTGACAAGAATACTACCATCAGTGGTATTCAGATGGCTTGGGGTACGCTTGTATGGTCGAGGAAATGCGTTGAATTGTGGAAATCACGCCTGTATGAAATAGACAGCTTCACGCAAGCCTTCAATGTGGCAATGGAAAAACTGGGATGGAGTACATACTTGCTGGCATGGTACTTCGATTGTGGATCATTTGAAAGATACAAGAGGATGCTGATACATGTTTGAGCCTACAGGATTACCTACCGTGAACACACAAGCGCTTGGAGGGTGGCGATATTACCACGACCTGCATAAGGGCGAAACCTGCCTGATAATTGGCAACGGGCCGTCGTTGCGTAACGTACCGCTTGACTTCCTGCGCAAGTACAAAAGTTTTGGCACGAACAGGATCTACCTGCTGGACGGATTCGCTCCAACCTATTATTGCTCGGTTAACCCGCTGGTGATCCAGCAATTCAGTGAGGATATTGCACAGATAGACGCGCCGAAATTCCTGCCTGCTCCATATTGCTTTGATGACACCTGCCTGCCGCTGTACTCATCCGGCATGGTGCTATTCTCACAAGACGCCAGCGAATGGATTTACGAAGGGCACACGGTAACGTTTGTGTGTATGCAAATCGCCTATTATATGGGATTCAAGACGGTGCTTTTAGTCGGCGTTGACCATTCGTTTGTGTTTGACGGCAGACCGAATGAGCAGCGGGTAATGGAAGGGGATGATCCGAATCACTTCCATCCAGATTACTTCAGGAGCAGGAGCTGGAACAACCCTGACCTGGTGCGGAGTGAACACGCCTACAAGCTGGCGCGGGAGACATATGAAGCGCACGGTGGCAGGATTATCAACCTCACGCCGGGCACGAAAGAGAAGGTATTCGAGAAAGGGAACATAAATGACTGGTAGAGTTACCGCTATTGTAAGCGCATATTACGCAGAGGAGTACCTTGACGGGCGCATAAAGAACCTGCTCGAGCAGGACGAACATCCGCACATTATTGCGATTGCACAGAAGGGCAGTAAGGAAGCGGAAATATTAGCTAGGTACGACAAGGTATTGACCATCCTCACCAACGATATTCCGGGCATTTATGAGGCGTGGAATATCGGGATTAGAGCGGCGCAAACGCCGTATATTACCAATGCCAATTGCGATGATCGGTTATATCCGGGAGCTCTGAAGAAAATGGCTGACATTCTCGACAAGGAGACAACTTACGGCGTAGTCTATACAAATCAAGACATTGTGACAGAAATCTGCGGTGATCCAATCGGTCAGTTTACGTGGGCGGAGGGCGGACTGAAAGAGCTGATGAAAGGCTGCTTCATTGGGCCAATGCCGATGTGGAGGAGAAAATTACATGACCGCTACGGCTACTTTGACGAGAATTACAAGAGCGCCGGAGATTATGAATATTGGCTGCGACTGGCGAAAAATGGCGTCAAATTCTACCACGTGCGGGATTGGGCATCAGGCGCTTATCTGCAGCGAAGGAACAGCGTGGAACATCGCGAACCGTTGCGCTCACTGTGGGAGACGAACAATATCCGAATGCGATACCGGGAGGTGGATAATGTATAGATACGTTGGCAACGGATGGATTCACGGCATACCGGCGCGTGACCTGTCTGATGAAGAGGCAAAGAAGTACGGGATTAAGCAGCTCCTGGATTCAGGGCTGTATATCAAGGTTATCGAAAAAAGCGAGGTAAATGATGGGAATAAAGGCGTTACGCAAAATACAGCTAGGACTTGAGACTACGGCTGGGGTCGCTGTTCCGGCGGACACTCTCTGGCGCGGGCTGGGCGTGTTACAGGACAACCGCGAGGTCATCACGCCGGATGAGGACATCGGCTATCTGTCTGGCAAGGTGCGCAATTACTGTCCGAAGTACGAGGCGGCTTTATCAATGCCAGCCGTACCGGCAACGTTTGAGCAATTGCCGATCATTTTGAGCGCGGGGGTGAAAGGCGTAGTCACAGGTGTTACCGATACGGGCGGGAGCGGAAAGATTTATACCTTCACGTTCCCCACGACCAGCCCAAACACGATCAAAACCTGGACGATTGAGGGCGGAGACGATATACAGGCAGAGGAAATGGAATATTCCTTTGTACAGTCGTTTGAAATCTCCGGCAACGGTGGAGAAGCGCTGCATATGTCCGCGGAGTGGATCGGGCGGCAGGTCAGTAAATGCACCTTTACTGCCGGCGTCACATCTCCTGCAACAGTGGAAGAGATTTTATTTGGCAAGGGCAAGTTATACATTGACGCCGCGAGTGGAACAATCGGCAGCACGCAGGTATCGCAAACCCTGCTTGGTATGAGTCTAAGAGTCAACACCGGCTGGGTGGCAAAGTATTCCGCCGACGGCGCGTTGTACTTCTCTTGGGCGCAGTCGACGAAACCGGAGATTCTGCTGAACGTGACCTTTGAGCATAATTCCTCCGCGGTTACTGAAAAGGATGCCTGGATCGCAGGCACTACCCGGCTGCTGCGCCTGAAGTTTGAGGGAAAGGCGCTGACAACCTCCGGGACGTTTGCAAATAAGACGCTTATCATTGACCTCGCCGGTCGTTGGGATTCGTTTGATCCGCTGGGAGAGACCAACGGCAACGACACGGTTACCGGTACGTTCCGCGCCGGTTATGACGCGACATCCGCGAAATTCGCAGAGATAAAGGTGGTCAATGAAACAGCCAGCTATTAACTTCGACGGTATTACACAAGGGCAGCTCGAATCCTATATGCGCGCCTTCCGTGAAATTGGCGGTGACGATAGCAAGATTGGATTGATTGAGTACGCCGGCGATATGGTGCGCGCAGCGGTAAAGGTCGGCTGGATCACGATGGATGTGGATAGTGCCAACCCAAAAGAGATCCAGGCTATTCATCGCGACATCCAGGACTATGTCAAACAGGTTTTGGAGCCGGATGAAAAAAACTGATCCTGGCGGCGGCGGACTATGCTGAAGGAAAGGGGTCGCCGCCAGACGAGCTACGGTTGGCGCTGCATTGCCAGAGGTGGGGCGCATTGCCAAGGGCAGGCGGATTGCTGGATCAACCAGCCGGGATTATTGACCGCATGAACATTGTATTGAACACGTTTGAGGCAATGAGAGCCTGGCATAACAGGGACGTGACGAAGGACGGCGAATTTGTGAAAAACTATCCTGACACCTGGAAAATCATACAGGCAGTGATGGAACTGAGGCGCCATGGCGAAGAGTGAACTCGAAATTCTAATCAAAGCGCGAAACCAGGCTAAAGCCGAATTTGACCGTCTCAACAAGCAGGTTACAGGCTTGCAGGGATCAACCGGCGGACTGGGCGGTAAACTCAAAACACTAGATGCTGGATTACAAAAGCTGACCGGCGTGTCGCTGACGGCCGGTGGCGCTATCGGTATTGCTTCCATGGCCGTGAAGAAAATGTACGAATACTCGCAGGTGGCCATTAAGGCATCTTCTGACCTGGCGGAGACGGAATCCAAAGTCGGGGTGGTATTCGGGGATCAAGCTGACGCCATGCTGCGGTGGGGCGAATCGGCTGCTGAAGCCATGGGCATGAGCTCGAATGAGGCGCTGGCAGCAGCTGGTACTTATGGCAACCTGTTCCGAGCCATGGGGATCGGCGTTGACGTCTCCGCGGAGATGTCGCAAAATTTGGTACAGCTGGCGAGCGACCTGGCATCGTTCAACAACATGAATCCTGACGAAGTGCTCGACAAATTACGGGCCGGTCTGTCGGGTGAGGTAGAACCGTTGAGGTCGCTCGGCGTCAACCTGAACCAGGCGCTGATCCAACAAGAGGCGCTGAATCTGGGTATTTGGGACGGGGTAGGGGCAATAAATGCCGCACAAAAGGCACAGGCATCCTATTCGCTGATTTTGAAGCAAACCACACTGGCGCAGGGTGACTTCGAGCGCACAAGTGAGGGATTGGCCAACCAGCAAAGGATTTTGGATGCCGCTCAGGAGGATCTAGCGGCAACAATTGGCGAATATCTGCTGCCTACTCAAACGGCGCTGGTCGAGACTAAAGCCGATTTAACCATCCAGCTAACAGATTATGTCCGTGGACTTAAGGATGAACGCGATCAAATCGAGCGTCTCGGGCTTGTGTACGATCAACATTTAGGCTATATGAGGGACGGCGTACTTCTGACCGCGGAACAGGTCAACGAGATGAAGCGCGCCGACAGAGCCAACCAGGCGTGGACGGCCAGCCTGAATGCGCAGGCGGAAGCGTATTATGCGCTCAACCCGGAGATGGAAATCGCCGTACAGAATTACTCCGACCTTGAAGCGGGAATTAATGACGTAAACGTGCTAATGAAAGATTACACAAAGGAGCTGCTCTTCAACCAGGCGGCGGCCGGTCTGGATGCTGATGCGTCAATTCTACTGGCCGAGAAGATGGGGCTGATAGATCCGACGACGTCGGCGGCGATGGATAGACTCGGCAACTTCAGGCAAATGCTCGCTGAAGGTAAGATAACGATTGAGGAATATACATCGCTTGTCGCTGGACTGGACAAAAGTATTCGCGGACTTCCTGAATCAAAGGACATTCATATTGTCGTGAAGGGAGAGATTACAGACTCTGCCTATGACGCCATGGCGTTTGCAGGTCGTGGGACATACAACATATTGACTGGTCCGCGTCAACAAAGCAGGGCAGGTGGCGGGCCTGCTTCTGGTTTGACGTGGGTCGGTGAACAAGGGCCGGAACTGGTGAATCTGCCGCAGGGATCGCATGTTTATAGCGCACAACAGTCTGCAAGAATGGGCGGAGCTGTGATCCACTTCTATTATTCGCCGGCTGTGTCACTGTCTGACAAGACGGAAGTTTACGGGACGATCAAGCCGATGCTTGAAGAGATATTGAGGGACTGATGGCCATCTCATGGAAGGTAAACATAGATTGGACAACGGCGGGAACATTTGACAGCCGGAACGATGCCACACGCATGGTCGACTATAGACTATACAGGGGACGCAAGCAATTCATTAAGTCCAACGGTGATGGATTGCAATCTGTAGAACCAGGCATGCTGCAAATCAAGCTTGACAACTACGACGGCATATACGATCCTTATAACACAAGCTCAATTCTGTATCCGCATGTAGAGCCTGGCAGATTTATCAACGTCAAGACAACCACAGACAGCACGCACGTGCTATTGCACATGGACGGCGACAGCAATGGCACAGTGTTTACAGATCTAAGCGAGAAGACGTGGACAGCGTCTGGAAACGCGGTTACGTCTACGACAATGAAGAGGTTCGGATCGGCTAGCCTGATGGTGCCAGATTCCACGTCGTATATCTGGACGCCGGCGCACGATGACTTCTGGCTACAGGACAAAGACTGGACTTGGGAATGCCAGATGAGAATGTCTGCGGTGGGCACATTGGAACGTTACGTATTATACAGATTATTTCATCAAGAAGCAGACGAAAATAATATATTTTATATTAACTACAAGGGAGACTCAACAATACCGGTAGATTTTTTTGGTTTAGAAGTATTTTGCAAAACGGGCGGTGAGATCAAATGGAGTTATAGGTTTGATTGGGGAGAATCTGGAGTACCATCGCCTAATACGTGGTATCACGTGGAAGTTTGCAGGCACGGTGACGAAATTCTGGCGTATGTTAATGGAAATCAACTTCCTGTTTTAGAAAATTACAATCCAGTTACTCCATCCGGAAAGTCGGCTGCTTACATCAATGCCAATATGAGAACCGGTGGTGCATCCGGTGGTACTTGTTATATCGACGAGGTGCGGTTTACGAAAGGCGAAGCGCTGCATACGGGAGATTATTTTACGCCACCAACAGCGGCATACGAAGATTATTGGCGCGACCGGTTCCGTGGTCAGATTGACAGCATTGAAAACATTGGCGATGTCCGCAATCCGCAGGTGCTGATTACGGCTTACGACGGGCTGAAGGAATTAAAGAATAATACGCTAAGCACGGAGATTATCACGCCGGACACAGACATTGACGGCAATCCTGAATCCTCTACAGGCAAGCAAATCGCCTACATGACCACAGCGGCGGAGTGGCCGTCCATCTATGGCACATCAAGCATTGGCACGGGCAACGGGATCATACCGTACTGCTGGGCGAATGAGAAATCCGCGTTTGAGACCATCGAGGATATTGCGGACGCCGAAGCGGGCTTATTCTGTGCGCGGGCTGACGGATCGTTCATGTTCCGGTCGCGCGAGGCAACAACGGCAGTGATGACGCTTGATCAATCCGTTATGCTTAAGGACATTCTGCTCACCTCGCCATATAAGCTGCTTAGAAATGTGGCAAAGATTTACGTCTATGACAAAAGTGTTCCTGTAACCACAGCAGTCAAACTATGGAAGCTGAATGACGTGCCGTTGGTCAGTACCGCCGCCGGATTGACGGTATGGGGACGGTTCAGTTATAACGGGCAGGAATGTGCCGGTATCGACATGGTACCACCTGCTGATACGACTGACTTCAAGATGAACTCGAAGGCAGACGGGACTGGCATAGACAGGACTAACAAATGGGACATCACCACTACATACTATGGCGAGGCGAGCAAGAACGTTATCACGAGTGTGAGCGCCGTAAATAACCACTACTGCATCCTGCTACGTAACAGGGGTTTGCCGGTTGTGACTGATGAATCAACCTACCGCACGTTTGACTATTCCGGCACAGCAGCAAAGCGGATACTCACCATAGACAATCCGTTTATTCAGACATCCTGGCAGGCGGAGTTTTTCGACTCATTCATAGAGCAATTGGTAGGAACAACACTACGATTCCCTGTGTTCCAGCTAGAATCACGACCGGCTTACCAATTCGGATTCGACATATTCGACAAGATTCACCTGACCATTGCAAAATACAATATCAATGGCGATTACCTGGTAGGCGGCATTGAGGAGCGGTGGCTGTCGGATAATGGGCAGGCAGTGCTGACAACGGTGTACACAGAGCCGGACATTATCGTCGAGAGACCGCCTATTATAGCGCCGGAGGTGGTAGGATGAAGTCTATCGGGTTGATGCGTTATTAAAGAAAGGTAAAAAATGACATCCTTTACAGCTTTTCCAGTACGTTTATTCGACATAAGCCACCATCAGGATGACTACGACACGGTCTACAAGCCGGTGTTCAAACCGATGATCGAAGCCGGATTCATGGGGGTGATGATCCGCGTAGGCTGGGGGCTGGTGATTGACCGGATGTTCAAGTACTTCTGGTCGCAGGCAAAAGGCAGGCTAGAGCGGGCGCCATACTGGTATCTGGACTACTACTCGCACAAGGGGAAAATGCCGGCATACGATTGGGGCGTGGAGCAGGCGGAGCAGTGCTGGAACGCATTGAAGGGCGATCCAGGAGAAATGCCATTAGTGCTGGACTGCGAGGAGTTCAGTGGAGCATGGCGAATCACGTACCTGAACCGGAGCGACTATCGCCAGGTGATGAAAGGCTTCATTGACCGCTGGCACCAGCTGACGGGATCGCGACCGATGATCTACAATGCGCCTGGATTCTTCTGGGTGTTCGAGGATTGGGTGAAGGAATTGGACTTGTGGGTAGCGTGGTACAACAGGAGCGTGACAAAGGAACGGGTGATTGAGTATGCACGCGAGAAGGGTTGGCGTGGCAGGATTCTCTTCTGGCAGTACACGTCTGATGGGGATGTGAACGATGACGGTATACCTGACGGGCGCCGCATGGGATTCGAGACGGATGCGCTGGATCTGAACGTGTTTTTGGGCACGGTGGAAGAGTACTCGCGGTACGTGGGCACGAGCGGAGTGGTACCACAGCCGCCGCCTACGGAGGACGACGAACCGACTCCGCCGGTCGTTTTGCCGGAGGGCACGCTGACAGTGATCGCAGCAAGCGGGCTGAATATCCGGGATGTACCGATCGGGCAGCCTGGCAGCCAGGTGATCGGATGGATGGCGAAGGGGACGAAAGTTAAACCTCTCGAGGTGCTGCAAGTGGGCAGTGATATTTGGGCGCGCGTGAGTGAGTGGCAGTGCGCGGCGGTGAAGCATAACGGCATGTGGTTGATGAAGTGAAGGAAGCAGGCGAGGTAGTGGATGGCGACTAGAACAAGCGTAGGAAGTGGACTTTGGAGTAGTGCAGGGACTTGGGACACAGGCGTACCCGTGGATGGGGATGATGTCGTTATTGCCAGCGGGCATACTGTCACGTTTGACGTGAACCAGTCGGCTTTCGTGACCGGCGTAAAGGTGACTATAACCGGCACGCTCACCCACACCACAGCAGCCGGTTCGTACTGCCTGTTCCTCAAGACCGGTGCGAGCGTTGTCGGCGCCGGCACCTGGAACATTGGCACGAGCGGCGCACCAATACCGTTTGCGTCGAAGCACACCATTACCGGCGCTGCTGGCTGGTACGTGGACGGAGTGCTCGGTCTGACCATGAACGTGTACGGCGCGGAGCCAACGTATACCAGTATCAAACTGTCGGCGGATGAGGCTGCTGGACAGACGCAGCTGTCCGTTGATACCGATGTGACTGGGGACATATGGGCGGACGGAGACATTGTCCGCATTGACGATATTAACAAAGCGAAGGAATCAGAGGAGCGGATCATCGCCGCGGGCGGTATCGCTACGAACACCATTACTATAACCGCTGGACTGACTGCGGCTAAAAGCACTGGAGCGTTAGTAAGCCTGATTACACGTAACATCAAAATAATAGCGGTGGGGACTGGCTCATATACCATATACCGAGTAGGGACTGGCAGCACAAAGCTGACCGTGGCAGGCGGCATGTGGTACGGCGTGAACAAGAATTTGTTTAGTACATGCCACTATATGGTCGTATCAGGTGGTGTGTTCAGTGGGAACGGCGCTGTAGTAATTAGCTGCACAAATGCAACTGTATCAGGTGGTGTGTTCAGTGGAGGCAGCTATGGATTAAGCAGCTGCACAAATGCAACTGTATCAGGTGGTGTGTTCAGTGGGAACGGCGATGGATTAAAGGACTGCACACTTGCCCACATTACTGGGGGGACGTTCAGTGGGAACGGCAATGGAGTAAACGGCGGCACATTTGTACGTGTATCAGGTGGTGTGTTCAGTGGGAATAACAATGGAGTAGTTAGTTGCACACTTGCACATATTTCTGATGGCGTGTTTAGTGGAAACACTTATGGATTATTCCTTTGCACACAAGTAATTGTATCAGGCGGCGTCTTCAATGAAAATACGTATGATATTCGACAAACCACAGGGAATTTGTTCGGTATTACGCTAACCTCCGCTATAGAACATTATGTGTATTCTAGTATGTCAGATTGGTGGAACAGTCTGCAATCCGATAACCACGATGCGGTAGACGGAGCGGTCAAAGCCTGGTGCAAGGGTGGTGTCGTTACTTCACAAGCCGTAATCAAGCCGGACGGGTACACGCAGGCGTGTGCTCATGCGCTGGAATCGGCGACATATCCGGCGTTTTGGTACAAGAAGTTTACCGTTCCGGCGGGTCAAATATACTCTATTGAGGTACAGCTTCGGAAGAGCACAAGTATGGCATACCTACCAAGAGTCTACCTCATGGCAGGCATCGGCAATCCGCTGGCAGGCGCGACTCCGGTTGACACCTTCACGATGACTGACAGCGTGGATACTTGGGAAACAGATACGTTCACGGTCGACAATTCTGCCGGCAGCTTTGATCTAGATTATGCGCTGTGGTTTGTCGGTCAGAACGCCACGGGGAGCGTGTACTCGGCATACAAACTGACGCCACCATCCGGCGGTGGAGGTGGCGGAGCAGTTAGGATTCTTCCGTTTTCGGGGAGGGTAGGGCTATGACAATCAAGACAGGTTCGACTTGGGCAGGAACGTTTGTGATGCTTGACGCAACGGGGGCGCTTGCAGCCGGAACGCCTTCCGGCACGCTATACGTGGACGGCGTCGCGAATGGGGCAAGCGTGACGATCACGGGCAGCAATCCTTATAAGTTTAGCGTGACGCTGCCTACACTAACCGCCGGTCAACGGGTAGACATGTATATTACGGCGACTATCTCGGGGATTGCGACCGCGGCGATTGTGGCAAGTGAGCAGGCGGACACACGTCTATTGAGTGACGGCGTGACGCTGGCTGACAACGCTATCACGTCTGGCACGGTCGCAGCAGACGCGGTGACGGAGATTCAATCCGGGCTGGCGCTTGAGACGACATTGACCGCCGTAAAATCAAAGACTGACTTAATCACCACTGGCACAGTTATTACAGTTACTTCTCCGGTGTCAGGATCGACCATTACCGCAATCAGGGGCGATACTCTGGTTGCTGTGCTGGAAGGTATCGGGGAGCTTACCGGATACCAAAATCTGTGGTTCACGGTCAAGGACGACGAAGCCGATCCTGACTCGGCTAGCCTGATTCAGATTGATACCACGACTGGACTGCATTATATCAACGGGGCAGCAGCAAGCGTACCAGGTAACGGAGCGCTGGAGGTGAATGACGAAGCAAGCGGCGACGTGACGATTACCCTGGAAGCGGTCGAGACTGCGAAGCTGTCTCCACGTTCTTATCACTACGATATTCAGGTTTTGGACAGCACAGGGGCAATTAGCACGCTGATAACTGGCACGTTCAACGTCTCGCCAGACTACACACGCTCAATTGGGATTTAAGCAGTATAGGAGCCAACATGGGAGCATTGCCAAACGATCTACAGGATCTACATCCGCAGTCAACAAGAGAGTGGTTCATGTACCTGAACACTAAAATCGACAGCATCCTGGAGTCGCAGGCTGAAGACAGGGACGTTTTGATTAATTACATTGAGAAGACGAACAGCTGGATCAAGAATCATGACCAGGAATTGATTAGCAATCTGAAGACGCTGGAAAGGCATAACGAAGAGATTGAACAATTAGAAAAGAAAGAGAATAGCTGGAACATAATCAATTCGCTTGGCGTAGTGATAGCGTCAATCTTGGCCGCTCTTGGGCTGAAGGGGAATTGAATTGGACTGATTACCTATAAAGTGACAACCTAAAATCACGGCTATAAACGCGAATTTATAGCCGTTTTGCTTATATATAGAACAAATGAACGTGACAAATGTCATACTGTAATTTGTAATGCAATGTGATACAATATAGTCAATCAAGGAGATAGATATGAAAAAGTTAACCGCGAAGCAACTCGAAAAGCACGAACAAAAAATTATTGTCCAGGCAAAAGTTTGGTTACAGAAATACTCTCCAGAGCAGGTATCGGCATTAATATGGAATAGATTCGGTTATTTGACTGGAGTAAAGAACGGAGTTGTCTATTTTCAGGGACATAATGGAATCCTGGAAATTAAATAAGCACATTATAAAGGAGGCATGATGAAAAAAACAGTACAGGTGGTTGTGAGACTTGATCCGGAGCTGCGCGAGCGGCTGGAGCGTATGGCCGAGTTTGAGGAGGTACCCATGAGCGAAATGGTGCGCCGGCTGATCAAGCGTGTCCCTATAATCGGGCGCATTGAAGATGAGCGCGTGATATGGGGCAACGACACGAAACGGGAGTGAAGATGATCAACATTGCCGTGTTTTTCGTGATAATCGCAATCCTGGCAATACCGGTACTGGCAATCGCATGGTTGCTGGAGAGAATAGGAGTGATGCAATGAGCGTTATAGGAGTCAACGTTACTGAAAGCGATACGGTTCACGGCTGGGAGAGCGTAGAATCAACAATACGGCACAGTCCGGCAATGGTGCGCTACCTGGAAGCACTCCAAGAGGCCGAGCAGGCCTGGCGTGATTACACGGCACAGGTGGATTCCTGGATCGAATCAGGTCTGTACGAGGAAATGAACGCAGCAGCTGAACACGCTGAATCACTGGACGCACAAGCACATGTCCTCTATAACCAGGCGAACTGCCCGCACGAACACGTTGATTACGTCGGCGGTATGCACTTCGGCGCGGATGGCGCGTGGGATGACATCAGACCGGTGTGCATTGACTGCGGTGCGGAGATTGAGCTGGATTTAACCGGCGATGTGTCGCCGGAAGACGAAATACCATTTTAGGAAACGAGGAGAGAGAGATGGAAACAAAAGAAAAATTGAATCGGTTGTACGAATTAAAATGTGCCAAGACAAAAGTTGACCTCGAAAAGCAGACGCTGGTTGATAATGTTTTGACCCCTGAAATTAAGGCAAAAATTGCTGAGATAGAAGCCGAGTTTGAAAATAAATATCTGGCACTCAATGACTACCTGACAATGCTTGAGGCTGAAATCAAGGACGACGTCGTTGGCATAGGCGAGACAGTGAAGGGCGATTATCTTATGGCGGTATTCAGTAAGGGCCGCGTATCATGGGACACAAAAGCGCTGGATGGTTATGCCGCCGCTCACCCTGAAATCGAGCAATTCAAAAAAGTCGGTGACCCATCAGTTTCAATCAGGACAATTTAGGAGGAGAGAGAAAATGGAAATAAAACAAGATTACGCAGTAACGTTACAAAATAGCGGATATCTCGCGCCGGCGGCATCGGTGCATGAAGCGTTAGTCCGCTATCAGATGATGAAAGATTTTATCCACAGCATATTGAAGCCTGGCGTGGACTATGGTTCAATTCCTGGAAGCGACAAGCCAGCACTGTGGAAGCCTGGTGCAGAAAAACTAGCTACATTCTTCGGGTTGCGCCCAGTCTTCCAAATCGTTGAAAAAGTAACTGACTGGACAGGCACAGACCATGGTGGAGAACCGTTTTTCATACTACATTACAAGTGCCAGCTGTACCGCAATGGAGAGTTGATCGGCGAGGGACTCGGTTCGTGTAACTCATGGGAAGCGAAGTACAGATACCGCAGCCAGAACCGGAAATGCCCTAAATGTGGCAAAGAAACAATCATTAAGGGGAAGGCGGAATACGGCGGTGGCTGGTTATGCCATACCAAAAAGGGTGGCTGCGGCGCTAAATTCGCCGATAATGATTCTTCTATTACTAACCAAGAAACTGGCCGGGTAAAGAACACTGACGTCTTCGACCAGGTGAACACGATTGACAAGATGGCGCAGAAGCGCGCTATGGTCGCGGCCGTGCTTGTCGCCGTTAACGCTTCTGACTACTTCACGCAGGACATTGAAGACTTCATAGATGGCGATTACGTTGAATCCGAGCCAGTAGCAACACCAGCACCGACCAAGAAAGCACGACCAGAGGACGAACCAATACCAGCGCCGGCCAGCGAGATGACACTGGAGTTTGCGGAGAGCGAGCTTAACAGCAAAGGCGTCCGTTATGGCGACCTCGACTCCGACAAGCTGCGCTTCATGCACAAGGCACTGTCGACGAAAGAGCCAACCGAAGAGATCGTGCGCAAGATTACGGCGATCCGCACCATTCTGGCGGCGAGAGAAGCCGCGTAGATTATTCCTCCAGACACCCGGCTAGACGTCTACCACGCGCGGGGGGAAACGAGACCGGGACAGGAGGGGAGAGAGAGGGAGACGATGGCAGGAAAAATTGAAACTTACATGGCAGGACAAGTAGACAACTTCACCGATCCGCTTACCGGCGAGGTCAACGAGGCAGGGCTGGCGGAAGACGCTTGCGCGGAGTTCGGGATTGAATTAGAGCCGGACGGATCGGCACCCGACAGAATTTACAACAAGGCTGATCGGATTGCGAGGTTACACGAGATAAAAACAGGCGCAAGGAAAGCGATTATTCCAAGACATATCGGAGAATATTTTGACCACGTTAATTCTTCGTTTGACCACCCGAAAGTGAGTTTGAAATGAGCAACTATAACATTGGAATTGACAGAGGCTTGAACCCGCCGGAACCACAGCCTGCTAATGAGCCAATACCTGCACCTACCAGCGAAATGACACTGGAATTCGCGGAAAGCGAACTCAATAGCAAGGGCGTCCGCTATGGCGACATTGACTCTGACAAGCTGCGCTTCATGCACAAGGCACTGTCGACGAAAGAGCCAACCGAAGAGATCGTGCGCAAATTGACGGCGATCCGCACCATTCTGGCGGCGAGAGAAGCCGCGTAGACTAATCCTCATGACGCCCGGCTAGACGTCTACCACGCGCGGGGGAAATAACGCCGGGCAGGAGAGAGGAAAGAGGAGAGACAATGAAGCCTGAAATATCACTAAACGAGGTAATAGCATGAGAGTATTATCGCTTGGTTGGGGAGTCCAAAGCTTTACACTCGCGGCTATGGCTGCGCTTGGTGATATAGAGCCTGTTGATTATGCGATTCATGCGGATACGACCCATGAAAGGCAAGCCACCTATGAATTTGCGAAACGTCATACTTGTTGGCTTGAAGAACACGGTGTTCGAGTTATTACGGTTAAGCCGAGTGACGCCAAAATTATTGATAATTTTGGCGGAGTGATGATTCCGGCTCACATAGAAAACGCGGGTATGTTTTCACGACAATGCACGGACAAATGGAAGCGCGCAACAATGCGCCGCTGGTTACAGGCAAACAGGAATGGCGAACCAGTTGAAATGCTACTTGGAATAAGTCTTGACGAGTTTCAAAGGATGCGTGAATCTGATGTGAAATACATAACAAACATTTACCCGCTGGTTGAAATGAGAATGACAAGAAATGACTGCGCTTTATATTTGAAAAGACACGGGATACAAGTTCCCTCAAAATCTGCGTGCGTGTTTTGTCCTTTTCAGCGCACATCAGAATGGCGGGAGGTTATGGATAACGCGACTGATTTTATAAAAGCAACTTATGCTGACGAAATTATACGGGAGGCAAGGATGCCAGGTAAATTGTATGTTCATCCTGCCCGAATTCCACTTGCTGAAGTTGACCTACGTACGGCAGAGGAGAAGGGGCAATTATCGCTATGGGATAACGAATGTTCCGGAATGTGCGGAGTGTGAGATGAAGCCTGAAATATCACCTAACGAAATCTTGACGATGAAGACCTTCATGTTACACCACGTTGGAAGCGACAACCGTGTTTCACCCGAGAAGATTGCAGAGTACATGTATGGCAAAGCGACAGAAAACAACATTCGCCGCTGTCGGCAGGTGCGTCGCGAGATAAACGCCGACGACACGAACAACATATTGATCTGCACAGACCGTGATGAGGGCGGATTCTACCTGGCCGACAAAGGCGACGTGGAAGCAGTAACGCGGTACATCATGGAGGAGTCCAACATTGCATATCGCGAGCTGGAGAAGGTTAGTGCCATGAGGCGCAAGGCAAGGCGGATCTACGGCATGGACTTTGAGCCGGAGAAGTACGCCGGGCAGGGGAGGCTGTTATGACGGAGAACGAATTTTCAAGTATCGGAATAATAAAACGTGCTCTGACCATTGCCAAAAAGGCTGGCGTTGGCTGTGAATTATCTCGATTTGACGTGATTGAATTAGCCGGGTTCATAGCCGACATGGAGCAGACTTATGATGAGGACAGAATACGAATAGCCGAATTAGAAAATGAGAATAGAGGTTTGCGACATATAGTTTCATCATGGTCAGAAGGTTCTGGAGACCAGCAACTGAAAAACGAATTACAGAAATTGAGGGTTAAGAACTCAGAACTGGAGCGGTTCGCCTTTTGGGTATGGAATGTATATTCGTGTAACGTGGAAGACTTAATTCTTGATATTATGGGTGCGACAACTTATGACACGGAGGGTGAAGCGAAAGACGGTAAGTATGCGCTTCCAAAACATTGCTTCGACCTGATGAAACGTATCGATGAATATACCGAGCATATTTACGACGGTACTTATTTGGATGTCGAAATCAGTACGGACGCAAAAAAGGGAATACCAGAAAACAAGCCGGCATACAACGAAAACGCCAATAGCTTATTGCGGAGCGCGTGGATGATAGCGAACCGAAACGGTGAACAGACAAACTGGGAAGCGTTCAAAAACGCGGTTTATAAAGAACTTGTCGTGGAGCATAATGCTAAAACCTCGACAGATAATAACAAATGTATGTGGGTCATGGTTGAAGACCCCGACATTGATTTGTGGTGCACAAGCTGCGGGGAAGAGTTTCACCTTGAAGCGGACACGCCCAGCGATAACCACATGAAATATTGCTGTTATTGTGGCAAAGAGATAGCGGAGGACACTAATGGCAGCAAACCTGTTTGAGCTATGCGGAGTGAGATTCCTGCAATCCGTCAACACGCCTTATGGCAAGGGTGTGGTTCAGGGCATACTGCGCCAGGCGGACGGGGCACTGAAGGTGATCGTGTCTCACGATCCAGCAACATTGCCGGCGGAGATCGTTCCCATGCCTGGCATGTGGAAGCTCATGTACTATGAGCCGGAGGAGATAAACTGGTGAGGCTGAGCCGCGGTGTTATTGACAATGGCAAATCCGCGTGGTAATATTGATGTTGTCGAGGTTGCGCTTATGAGTTAGTGACAACTCCCCGTTTTCCATAGTGTGACCTCGACAATCATACTAACTCTTGGAAAGCGGGGATTTGTTATAGGAGTGTTATGGAACTTGGAATAGCAGAGATCAAGGTGAAGGCGCGGAAACGCAAGCTAGACGAAAGCAAGGTTCGTACCATTGCTGACAGCTTCGCCGCCATAGGGCAGCTGCAACCTATTACAGTCGTGAGATATGACGGCATGTATCGGCTTGTCGCTGGGCTGCATCGCCTGGAAGCAGCAAAACGCATTGGTTGGCAGACGATTGAGGCGACAATATTTGATGGCGATGAAGTGGAAGTTGAGCTGGCAGAGATTGACGAAAACCTGATGCGCAATGATTTGACCGTTTTGGAGCAAGGTGAACACCTGGCGAGACGACAAGAACTGGTTGGTTTCAGTAGGGGGGGGGATAGACGTTCAAACTATAACGATTATAGTTTGAAAACTACTTCTGAAATCGCCAAAGAGATTGGTCTTTCAGAGCAATCGGTATATAAGCGTATGCAGGCAGCTCGCAGTATTGTTCCAGAAGTAAAAGACTCCATCCGTGATACTGAAATTGCAAACAGCACAACACAGCTGCTCGAACTTGCACGATTAGCGCCGGAAAAACAGGTGGAGGTGGCCAAGAGAATTGCGGAGGGTATCTCAAGTATATCTGAAGCAAAAAAAGAGATCCTAAAAGAAAAAATAGCGCTTGATCACGCTGAGAAACGCAGTCGTGAACTTCCAGCGGGAAAATTCCAGGTGATTTTTGCAGATCCGCCTTGGCAATATGACAATAGCGGATTTACTGAGTCGGCCGAAAGCCATTATCCTACTATGTCAGTTGAAGAAATATGCGCTCTTCCAATAGCAAACCTGGCCGAGAATACAAGTGTCTTGTTCTTATGGGCTACCAATCCATTATTACCAGAAGCACTGCAAGTTATTGAAGCTTGGGGGTTTACATACAAAACCAATATGGCATGGATAAAAGATAAAGGTAGAGGTAAAGGTTGGTATCTAAAATCAAAGCACGAGCTATTATTGATCGGGGTCAAACCTGAAACACCACATCCGTTATGCCGTCCCGATTCCTGTTTCGAGGCTGACAGGGGGCCGATTCATAGCAAAAAACCAGATATAACCTATCAGATTATTGAGAGTATGTATCCTGGAAATAAAATTGAATTATTTGCCAGAAGCAATAGACCAGGATGGGTTGTCTGGGGGAATGAGGTTTAGTATGGCAATCACTGGAGAAAATAAACAGCGCAGTTATGCCGGCGATTATATGGACGAAGGAATAAAAGCACAGAATATTGTTTTGAAATTTTTGCGCGATCGTCCGGACGTAATTGGGGTTGACGACATGAGTCAATTGAAAGTTATGCAGGAAGCGGACGTTGATTGCATGATTAAGACAAGAGATGGGCTTATCACTCTAGCGGAAATAAAAAGCGACAAATGGATTGGTAAAAGCGAGAATATTCTTTTTGAGGTATTGAGAATAAATCATACCGCGCCGCCGGATCATTGCGTTACTCTTGGTTGGTCTGCAAGAACTCCTGCAAAATACTTAATCTATTACTCACCTGAACTTGAAAGAATTTATGTCATATCTTCTGATGATTTGCGTAGAGCGATGCAGAAATATACAAACGAGACCAGGAAATCAAGCAATATCAGTTACGTTTCAACGGATAACATAAAAAGTACGATCAATATATTAATACCTGAGCGGTACTGTAAATTTAAAGTTTATGATTTGGTGCAAGAAGAGATACCATGGTGATGATTGACAATGGAGGAACTAATCAATGAGTAAGGGTCGAATGATTTCTTCTGAAATATGGGAGGACGACTATTTTATCGAGTTATCGCTTTTAGAGCGCATGATCTGGATTGGGCTGCTCACCTGTTCGGCTGATGATCAGGGGCGGATGCAGGATAATGCAAGGCTTATTCATTCGCAGCTTTTTCCCGTTGATGATTTGGATGATGCACTCATAGAAAAGGCACTTGAAAAATTCGCCTCGGCTGGAAAGATTGTCCGCTATAAGTCAGAAGGAAAAAAGCTCATTCAGATTACAAACTGGTGGCGATATCAGTCTCCGCGCTGGTGTGGCAAATCTAAGTATAAACCACCAGAGGGATGGATTGACCGCGAGCGCTATCACGGGACAGGAAATACAATATTCGAGTCGAACTGGAGCGATCCAGGCGGATTTAAAGAACATAGTACAGCGCATAGTACAGCGCATAGTACAGAACATAGTATAGAGCATAGTAACGTTAATCATACTATTAACGATGGTGATGGTGATGTTAATGGTGATGGTGATGGTGATGGTGAAGGCGACGGTGACTGGCAAAATAGTGCTCCTTCTCCTGCTCCCTATCCTGCGCCTAAAGATTACCAATTCTCTACTGGCTGGCAGGTGAGGGTGTTCTCCGACGTGACTGGCATACCTGGCATTCCTGGTACGGACATGCCGCGGGTGATGGAGGCGCTAGACTATCTGCGCGGCAAGTATGGCACGGAGCTGGAGCTGGAGCAGTACCTGATTCCGTATTTCCAGAATTGGATCAACCGCAAAACGAAGGACGGGAGGCGCTATTCCAGGTCCAACTGTGCCTGGCTGTACGACCTGGCTGTAGCAGGTGAACCGCTGCCGGGAGACGACAAGCCGGAACCAGTCTCCCGGCCTGATCCAAATTGCCCAAAGTGCGGCGGAATTGGCTTTATTGGATCAGGCGCGAAGTACGGAGAGGCTGATTTTGGCAAATTAGTGCAATGTTCATGCGTAAAAGTTAGGGAGGTGGTGGATGCTGGATCTGTTTGAGGTGATGGAACTGCGCGACCTGCTGATCCGCGAGATTGACGCGGGGTACTACGATGCGCTCTCGTGGGACGCGCTGCTGATCATGGCGCGCAAAGCCGGCTGCCTGGCGATTGCCGACCAGGTACAGGGGTATATCAGGGCATATGGGCGAAATGAAGGAGAATGATCATGGACAATATTAGCGCACTCAAAACGCAGCAAAAGTTGAAAGCCGTACAAATAGCGATGGACAGGCTGACCATGCAGGACAAGCTGGATGTTCTACAGACGGCGAAAACGAAGCTGCCAGATGATGAACGGTTGTTCATTGATTATTTGGCGGACGACCTGATCGAAGCCGTAAAAAAGCGCAGCTCGGTAGTACGCATGTCGAAAGCCGGAGCGCTGGAACTGCTGGCAGCACTCGGAGTTTGGATTAGCGGCAGGGTGCAGGCGGAGGACAGCGAATGTAATGGATCAGGAATTATTGTAGCGGAGGAGACGATCAAATGATCGGCTTATCATTATTTCAGATAAAAAATAGAAAGGAATTGACATGGAAATAAAAAGAATGGCGGAAGACCCTCGCGCCATAGAGTGTTTATTTCGCGAAGATTTTATTTTTAGGGTTGGTGATGAAGGAATCACTTCAATCATTATCTATCAAGAACCTGGAGAAATGGGTCTTATTAATTATGCCGCCATCTATAAGGGCGAATTCCTTTGGCGCAGAACTGATCTTAAGGGCTGGACGATCCAGTATAAAGAGGAATAACAGAAAGGTGACAAAAAATGACCAAAGAAGAATTGAAACTGTGTCCGTTTTAATGATAGTTGAGCACAAAGAAAGAACCGGAGGAAATAAAATGAGCAAAATGATGGACTGTGAACATAACACGCACGGCGAATGTTGTTGGTGCAATCCAACAATAGAAGTAATGCCGAATGGCAATAAAGTAATAATCCATAATAACAACATTAGTCCAGAGGAGGCAGTAATGACGAGAGACATACTATTAGCTGTCGCATCATCGGATAGCACAGCGGAACTGTTAAGAGAAGTCCGAAAAGCCAGAAAGATAACCATCCTTGAAATTGCAAAAAAAACAGGAATAAACCGCAACACAATTTCAGGAATTTTGAATGGCAATCTAATTAATAATGCGAGATTATCGACCATCTCAAAGATTTCCCATGCTCTAAATTGTGATTTGCGGATTGAGTTGAAACCCTTTGAATCCATCACCTACAAACCGCCGGAGGCTGCCGATGCTGATAATTAAAATTCAGAACGACGGAACAGGAACGACGGAGATTGGCAATTACCGCTACCAGGTGCTGGTCAACTCAACGAGTATTGAGGTTGGCGACATCAAGGGACACAAGCGGTCATCCGGCTGGCAGAAATTAGTAGCCAGATTGCTTGAAAATAGTTTGTATATGCAGAATGGAGTGTTACGGAAGCCTGGCGTCCCTGAAAAAGATCATGACGAGGATTGTCTTTATCTTGCCGCTCGTGCTTATTTGGCTAACGATACCAGCACGGTTGTAAAACGTGAATTGAGTGACGCTGAGATTGAAGAAATGGGGGCAAGGTCAGCGGAGGAGAAAGAAAAGCACCCGCACCTAAAAAGGAACGACTATTGTTGGAGTGCTTTCAAAACGAGTTGGGCAGCTCCTGCCGTTAACAAGCGATATTTGGTGATGTTAGAAAACGATTGGATTTGTTGCGCAACCTATTATTTAAGAGTTGGTGGAGGGTATTGGAAAAATGATAGCGGACAGGAAATAAATACAGTTGTTTGTTGGAGGTCGTTGGATGAACTCAGATAAGATGGACGCCTTAAACACAAAAACCCCTTGCTTCACTTATATCATTCACGGTGCAAACGGCAACCCAGATAGAACGGTTACGGCATATAAACCGACAATGGCATATTATCTTGTTTACGAACTTATGAAATTTCGGAGATTCCCTTCGGTTTTTCCAGATGTAGGGATAACAGTATTGAGTGAGAACCAACCTTCAAACTCTGATAGTTCGGTGACACAAAATAATACTAATCCTGATTTTAATAATCATTAAAACAGGCTAAAGGAGTGAAATGAGCACAGACGAGCCACAGGGCAAAAGAATTGGGACTGGAGGTGATGGAGTGAGATATATCACCAAGAAAGAGATTGATAACGCCATTCAAGAAACGAGACAGGATTTACTCGAACTTGAAGCCGAAATTGGCAGGGAGTCATTTTTACAGATATTTGAGGATTACAACCCTTCTTGTGAAGATAACCCCCCATCATTTTTGAAAGAACGGTTATTCGGGAAACCGTGGGACGATAAATTTATTGATAGGCATTCGATGGTCGATGATTATATCCTATCAGTTTGGGAGCGGAATAACAAGATTGGGAAAATTACTAAAGCGAGAAAATGGACGCTTCAAACAGAGTGGAATAGGGTTAGAAGGGAAATCCTTGAACGTGATGCTTTTCGATGCCAAGATTGCGGAGCGCATAAGAATCTATGTGTTCATCACGTGAAAGATAAAAGTAAATTTCCAGAGTTGACATATGAGCCAACAAACCTAATAACCCTCTGTAAATCATGTCACGTAAAAAGACACCCCGAAAAGAAATCGCTAATTTTGAGCAAGGGTAATAGGAAGGCGGCATTACGTGACCGACCTTGAATCCCTGCTCCTGCTACAACTCCGTGACGCTGGATTGCCAGAGCCGAAGACGCAGTACAAGTTTCATCCGTCCCGGCGCTGGAAGGCTGACTTCTGCTACCCCGAATACCGCGTCATTGCAGAGGTGAACGGGATGACCCACCAGGCTTCACGCGGGCATACCTCATGGGCTGGCATTCACCGCGACTATGAGAAACAGAACGCGGCGCCGGCTGGTGGACGAATGATATCCGCAAGGCGGTATTGGCTGAGATCGCTGGCATTGAGTGGAGCGTGAAGAGGTGAGCGACCTCGAATATGGCGCCGTCATGTAATATTCGAATTATGGTTATGATGGAGGGAACAAAAATGAGCAAAGCACCTGGCATTGATGAGCACGCCGAACAATCACTACTGTTTGAATGGGCGGAGATCGTTCAGGAAACCTATCCTGAACTTAAGTATATGCACGCGATACCGTCCGGCGCCAAACTGCCGTATCATCATGACAACAGCGGCAAACGGGTATCGATCCAGGGCGCCAGGCTGAAGCGTGAGGGACTGAAGAGAGGTATTCCGGACATTTGCCTTCCGGTGCCTCGCGGTCACTGGCATGGGCTATACATTGAGTTGAAGCGGTCTAGCGGTGGTAGGTTGACGCCGGAGCAGTTGGACTGTATTATTTTCCTGAATGGCCAAGGCTATTTCGCGTGTATCTGCAATGGGTTCGAGAATGCTAAAGCCGTCATTGAGTGGTATCTCAACCAGCCGAAGTGGAAACCGACAATGCACCCTGCGTTTTTTCCGCCGCCAGTAGCGATCCGGCCGGGTATGCTGCCATAGTACATTTATGATTGAGAATTAGGAGGCAAAATGAGAAAAATGATTCGCGTTTCTTCAGAACTTATAGCTGGCGCATTCCAAAATGGCGAGCGACATTATAAGATTACCAACGGGCTTCCGGCAGGATATCGACTCGAAAATATAATTCGCGATTCCATATATCTAAATAGCTGGATATTCTTTTTCTCAAACGAAGAAAAAACAGATACTTATGACGAAATTACACCTCTTATATCGAGAATATCATGAATATCTATAGAATTATTGTGATTATGCCGTTGAGCTGGCGTTCCCGTAAAATAATTATTTGACTTTTTGGAAGAATCCGTGTATGCTGTTAGTGAACGGATTCTTTCATTTTGCAGAGGTGACGTATGGCAGGACTTCTAAGGTCACGTAAGTTTTGGATAGCAGTGTTCGGCGTCGTTCAGACGGTCGTGTTCCACTTTATGCCCGATATCGACCCTTCACTGTGGCAGGCGATTGATGCGCTGGTCGTTGTGCTGATTACCACCATCGCCGTTGAGGACGCCGCGGAGAAGCGTGCTGGCGGCGGCGCTGGATAGATTCATCCTTCCTCCTTTCCAGTCCGGCATCCTGCCAACAGGGTTCCTCTCTCCTTCCCCTATAAGGATGCCGGATCGGAGCGGAGCAAAGTATGGTAGAAACTGAAAAAATAGCAATCGAGTTTCCGGCGGAAGTGCGCAGCCTTAAGACAATGGCGGATTTGACCGCCAATTTGACGTTAAACGTGCCAGAGCCTTACAAAGCAGCCGTAATGGAAAAGTTTAGTAGGTGGCAAGGGCTTATGGTACACATTATTGCGGTGCAAGAAGATTAGGCTATTGTTAGATATAGGTTAAATATGCCGTTTGTCAAAGGACAGGTTGCAAATCCTAACGGAAGACCAAAGAAAGCGATTGAGGAAAGGTATCTAAAATCGCTGTATTCGGTTTTGAAACAATCTGACTGGAGAGAGATTGTCGAAATGGCAGTGAAACAGGCGAAACGGGGCGATTCACAGGCGCGCAAGTGGTTATCAGATTACGCCCTTGGAACTCCGGTACAACGAACCGAAATATCAGGGCGTGATGGTGGGCCAATATTGGCAGGATGGAAAGAATTTATCCGATCAGACGATGACACTCAAGACTGAAACACCCTCGCAAGTAGTCAGTGATCCTGAGCAATTCGCCAGGGTGTTTTTACGCATCCTGGATAAAGATAAAAAACTTGTCCCGTTGTGGTGGAACAAGACGCAAAGAGACTTCCATTCAAAACGAACAGGTAAAGATTTAATACTCAAGGCGCGGCAATTGGGTGTGTCGACCTATGTGCAAGCGGAAATGTTCAGACGAACCGTGACCAGCACGCGCGCTACCATCACTCTGGCGCATGATGATAATACCACACAGATACTACGGCGTATGGCTGACAGGTTTTACGATCACTGTAAATTCAATAACATTCAACCAGTGCGCAAATATGCTAATGCCGCATTGGCAACCTATCCTGAGTTTGACAGCGAGGCTATTATTGCAAAAGCTGGCAGCAAAGAGGTTGGACGAGGCGGAACCTACACCGATTTTCATGGTTCTGAATGTGCGTTTTGGCCAGACGCCGAGAAACTTATTGCCGGCGCTATGCAGGGTGGCGATCCAGACGTGATTCTTGAAAGCACGCCAAATGGAGCGCAAGGTTGGTTCTATGAGCGCTGCATGGAAGCACTAGACGGCGATGATACGTGGAAATTGCACTTTTACCCATGGTGGTGGGATGATAACTATCAAATTCCACTTAAGACAGGCGAATCGCTAGTCTACACCGATGAAGAACTTGAGTTAGTGAAAAAACATCGATTGACCGCGCAGCAGATCAAATGGCGGCGTAGTAAACAAACGGAGTTGAGAGCTTTATTTGTTCAGGAGTATCCAGAGGATCCAATTTTATGCTTTCTCACGTCAGGAAATAGCTACTTTGGCGATGTGGAGAATATCTATACCGCGCCGCTTGATGTAGAATATAATCCAGATCATCGCTACGCCGGCGGTTTAGACTGGGGACAGGAAAATGATTTTACCGACATGCTCATACTGGACATGAATAATCGCTGTATGGTAGATAAGCTGCACGTACGTAAATTGGCGTGGGGTGAGATTAGGCACCGCGTCAAAACTGTATATGATAAGTGGCACTTACGTGGATTAGTTGCTGAGGCTAACAGCATTGGTAGCGTTAATATCGAAGAACTGCGAAAACTTGGTGTAACTGTGATACCGTTTGAAACGACCAACGAGAGCAAGAGTATGATCATGGGCGAATTATATGAGGCGCTGCATAGCGGCTGGCAGTTGCAGGACTGGGATGTACTTAAACAAGAGATTCGAATTTTTGTTTCTACCAAACTCCCATCTGGTTTATGGCGGCTTGCCGCAGCTGGAGATGGACATGATGATGCTGTGATCGCCCTGGCGCTAGCCTATTACGCGGTAGAAGCGGCGCAGCCGGTAATATTATTCGGAGCCTGATATTATGAGATTATCGACAATACAAAATAAGGCTTACAAAGCGTTAGTGTCTATTCCAGCGTGGCAGCAAAACCTGCTTGACGATAGCATGGACTTCACCAATTCGATAACGAGCGTGCAGGAGGCGTACTCACGCGTACCGCTGATTTACCGCGCCGTGAAGATGCGCTGTGATGCGCTGTCGTCCGTGCCGATAAAGGTGTTCTCGGGAGATACAGCGGTAGATTGGCCGTACAAAGCGGATATTCGCGATCTGGTATGGAAGACGGAGGCGGCGCTGCTAGGTCAAGGGCGGGCGTTTATTTTGAAGCTGAAGAACAACGTCCGCGTACTAGACCTGCAATACCTGAACCCATTTACGGTGACGGTCACGCCAGGCGATGACGGAACACTAACCTTCACACAGCATGGGAGACGTTGGCCGCAGGACGACATTATCTACATCAAAGAATTTTCCTACAACGACGATTTGACGAGCGGCATAAGCACGGTGCAGGCCTGTCTGAATGATGCCGCGTTGATGAACTACCAAACCAGGTTTGCGTCACGCTTCTTTGAGGGCGGCGCAATGCCAATAACTTTATGGAGCGTTGACGGATCAATCACTGAGGACGAGCAGAAGCGGGTACAAACGTTCATCAATCGCACAGCCGGTGGAATAGGCAATGCCTGGCGGAACCTATTCTTGCGCACAAAAGTCGAGCCGCACACGCTGACGCAAGACCTGGACAAGATGACCATGCCGCAGTTATACCAACAGGCGACAAAAAACATTGCTAACGCCTTTGGAATCCCGGTGAACGTGTTTATGGGCGACGATAACTACGCGAGCGCAGCGGAGCATCGGCTGTCGTTCTGGCAGGACGTGATCCGTCCACGGGCGCGGATACTGGAAGACGCACTGAACCGGCAGCTGCTGGAACGCATGAAGCTGCGCATTGAGTTTATGTTCGATGAGATGGACATCTTCCAGGCTGATGAATCCATGCGGGCGGACTCGCTGCTCAAGCTGGTACAAGCCGGCATTCCTACTGGTGACGCCATGCAGATATTGGGCTATGACCTGCCTGAAGGACGCGAGTATGCGCAGTACAATGTGCTGCCTGAGCCTGAAGTGGTTGAAGCGCCAGCCAGCGAACCGGCGGCATTACCGCTTGATGAAGAACTCGGCAAATGGCAGAAGAAATCTGTCAAGAGGTTGGAACGCGGCAAGAGCGCCGATTGCCCGTTTGAGAGCGACATCATCCCTGAGGAAATGCAGGCTGAGATTCACGCCGCGCTAAAGTTATGCGCTGATGCTGAAGAGGTGGAGCGCGTGTTCGATGGCGTGTATGATCATTCCGGCATGGTTGACATGATCGCGAAGTTACAAGACATTGAGTCGCTGCTCAAAGCGGAGCCGCAGGTGATCGTAGTGAGGACGGAGCACGATGCCAGTACCGAGTGAGGTGTTCGATATTCTGACCAGCTTCAAAAGCGAACTGCGCAACCGCAGGAAGTTTGAGCGCGAAATGGAAGAACGCCTTGGAGTAGAGTGGAATAAGCAACGGCGTGAACTGATGCGCTTGCTCGGCGATCCACCTGACATAAATAAGGTACCGGAATCTTATTGGAACAACGGTGGCAAGGGGATTCGGAAAGTGATTGCCGCTGTTCTGGAGGATATATACCTGGTGCAATCATTTGCACTTATTGAGCAGGTCAATCTGCAAGTCGATTGGATGCTTGTCAACCAGCACGCCATTGATTGGGCGGCGCGCTGGGGGATGCAGAAAGCGACGGAGCTGACAGGACGTACGCGCAACATGGTAATTGACCTGGTGACGAAGTACTACCAGCAGGATTGGGACATAGACGAATTGACGCGCCGCATCGCAGTATTCTATGCGCCTGAGCGGGCGCGTTCAGTCGCTATTACCGAGACAACCAATGCAGCGGTACAGTCTCAAATACAGCTCGCTGATGACATCAGGAAGATTTATGGCGTTGACTTCGAAGAGACATACCGAGTGAGCGAATATGATCGGGTTTGCGCAATCTGTGCTCCGCTTGATGGTAGACCTACGCGAGAGGTTGGATATCCACCAAAGCATGTCAATTGCGCCTGCTATGTGGAGTATACGCTGCTATGAGTGGATACACGGTTGAGCTAAAGGGAGTTGATGAACTGGCGCGCAAGTTGCAGGAAGCTGGACGCGGCGGGTATATCCGCGGCGCGCTTGAAGCAGCCGGCGTTGATCTGGTGAGTAAGGCGCGGCAATATCCGCCAGTGCCAGAAGGATCGGCTTATAAGCGTACCAATAAACTGCGCAATTCGTGGGATTCGAGGGTGTCGAACGATGGCGAGGTGCTGTCCATCGGTACGCACCTTGGCAGCGTACCATATGCCGGTTACGTTATGGGGCGCGATGAACAGACACGTGTACACGCCTGGCATGGGTGGAAGACCATTGAAGGAATTGTGCAGCTTAACTTAGAGCGGATAACCGCTGCAATAAAAAGACAGCTTGAGAAGGCATTGAGGTAACCATGAAACTGAAAATACAAACTAAACCGCCCGAGAATTACAAGGCTTCACGCGAACCTGTCCAGACCGTAAAGAAGTACGAGGATATGGATCCACAAGAGTTTCTAGTTTTGGGCCTGCCTTTTGGTGGTCAATTCGAGGGGCGGGATTCTGATGGCGAGACGTTTACGGAAAACACTGACGCCTGGCTGGCAGACGGCAAAGAAATTCCCGTCACCTATTATCACGGATTCGGGCCTGATTCACCACTTGACTGGCAGGATATACCAGCCGTGATTGGTGTAGCAAAGTATGCGTACAATGATGACCGTGGATTCTGGTTCACTGTGCGATTTGATGTATCAGAACTGCTGGCAAAGCGGATTCTCAATGCAGATCCTGACATTGTGCGCGCGTCTTCTGGCGCTATCGGTCATCTAGTCAGGAATGGTAAGGCGGGTGTTATTGAGGTGTGGCCAGTCGGAGAACTGGCGTTGTTTGACACAAACGAATGGCGAAAACCAGCCAACGAATTGGCTGTTTTCATGGCGAAGGCTCAAATCACGGAGGCTGCAGCGGAGGCGGAAACGCAAGCTGAAGCGGTTGATGAAGCAGAGCCAAAAGTTAAATCAACTATTATGGAGAAAAATACCATGGAAGAAGAAACCAAAGAACCTAAACAAGAATCCGCTATCGAACTGGATTCTCTTGTTAGCAAATTGGACGCTATTAGCGCCAAGCTGGAGAAGCTCGAGAATGCCCCCGCGATCAACGCTCCGGCTGTTATCAAGGCCGAGAGTCTTGGCGATCCCGACCCGAACCGCGCTTTCGCGCACTACCTACGCACCGGCGAGCGGGTCAAAGGCTTGAAAGCCGCAATGGGTGAGGACACCGCAGGAGTTGGCGGGTACTTAGTACCTGATGATTTCTTTGCTGGAATCATCGAAAAGCGCAATGAGCTGTCCATCCCGCGCCGGGCTGGCGCTACCATCCTGCAAACCTCACGTGACGTTTTGAACATCCCGATTGAGGCGACCTCGCAGACCT